CAAGTTAAGAAAACCAACGCGGTTGCATTGGCTTTGAAAGATGTAGGAGCGCATAACTCCGAGGACCTTATGAAGTTTATTGATCTTGACAAGATCGAACTTGCAGAAGACGGCAAGCCAAAACTAGAAGAAACTATCAACGGTCTAAAGGAATCAAGCCCTTACCTTTTTATCCAAAAGGAAGAACCACAGGAACCACAGCCAAAGTTCGCGCTTGGTGGCAATCCGTCCGCTGGTGGTGACAACAACCTCAGCCCGGAAGAACAAGCTCTATTTGCCGGCTTTGACAGCATTTAAAATAAAAGAAAGTAGGATAGACCTATATGACTATTAACTATGCCTCTAAATTTGACACAAAAGTAGATGAGCGCTTTGCGAAAGAGGCCCTCTCTACTGGTATTATTAACCAGGATTTTGACTTTACTGGTGTAGATACCGTTAAAGTGTACTCAATCCCAACCGCTGGAATGAATGACTACTCTTTGACTGGTAACACTCGCTACGGTACTGCAGCAGAACTTGAAAACAATGTGCAAACATTGACTCTTACTAAAGACCGTTCATTCACGTTTACAATCGACAAACGCTCAGTGCAAGATACAAACGGCACAATGGAAGCAGGTAAAGCCCTTGCTCGTCAACTTTCAGAAGTGGTTATCCCGGAAGTTGATAAATACCGTTTCGGTAAAGTTGTTGCTGGTGCTGACACAGACCACGTCAAAACTGGCGCAGTCACTAAGAACAACGCGTATGAAGCAGTGCTTGACGGTCAAGTTAAATTGACTGACGCGCTTGTACCGGAAGAAGGACGCAAGCTTCACGTATCTCCAGAGTTTTATAAACTCATCAAACTTGATACATCATTTGTTAAAAACTCAGACCTTGGCCAAGAAGTTGCGTTCAAGGGACAAGTTGGTGTTATCGACGGCTTGCCTGTTATCTTGACTCCAACTTCTCGCTTGCCAGAAAACGTAGCGTTTGTTATTGCGCACCCTATCGCAACAACTTCTCCAGTTAAACTTGAAGACTACAAGATCCACGATAACCCACCAGGTATCAATGGTTACCTTGTAGAAGGTCGTATCCGTTATGATGCCTTTGTCCTTGACAACAAGAAGAAAGCGATCTACGTACACAAAACTGCGTAAGGAGTAACGAATGGCAGAAGAAACAAAAACAACTAAAACAGAAGCGGTAGCTGAACAGGCTGGGACAGTTTTGGTAAAGGGAGATGTAACTTTCACCATCACTGATCCAAATCTAGTATCTGCTTTTCTGACTAGCGGTTACGAGATCAAGGAGTAATGAATGGCGAAATATAAAGCTACTTGTAACTTTTTAATCGAGTCAACAGACCAAAACTTCGACGAGGGCAAGGTCTACGAGTTGACGACTGCAGAAGCAGAGGAAATCAACCGAAAGACAAGCCTTGCCTTTGGTGAGGAATGGTTGGAACTTGTTTCTGATAGCGAACCCGTGGCCCAAGAGGTGGCCTCTGAACAGGAGGTATCATGGCATACTTAACACATGAGGAATATCGTGAGTTAGGTTTTGAGATTACATGCGAATTTGATGAGCTACTAAAACGAGCAGAGCTAGCTATTAACCTCTTTATCCGTCATTTTTACGAGTTCCATGACTTCGACAAAGATCATAAGATTCGTAAAAAGGCCGTTAAACTTGCCGTGGCATACCAGATCCAGTACCTGGATAGCACGGGCATTTTAACAGCCGAGGATAAACAAACAATTGCAAGTACCACGCTAGGACGCACATCGGTGTCCTACGGCTCAAATAACAGCTCCAGAGCGTCTGAAACAGCGTCGGGGTATAATCTATCGCTTGATGCTTTTAACGCTCTTAAATCGGTCGGGTTCTTGTATAGCGGGGTGGATTATGGTCGTTATTGATAAGCGGACACTGGTTGATTCGGTAACGATTGCGAAACAAACAGGTAAAAAAGACGGGTGGGGGAAAGATGAATTCTCCTACCCGATTCTTTTAAGCCCTGTACGCTTTGACCGTAACTTTGACGGCCCTGGGTCAGTCAATAACCCGTCCGGACAGAAGAACCCGTCATTTAGAGCGCCTGGTGTTATCTTCGTATATCCTCGCTATTGCAACGTTGAGCTTGATTCGTCATTTCGCAATTCGATTGTAAAAGACGGCGACGATGAATACATTGTGAACAAGATTATACCTGTTTACGAACCATTCAACCGCAAAGTCTTTTGCTACGAAATCGAGGTGATGTGATGGGCATCAATGTCACGATTGATTTGAGTGGAGCTACTAAGAAAGTATCGCAAGCATCAGAACGTAAAGCAAGGTTAGAGATTGCTGACCAAGTCTTATCAGATATGGAACCGTATGTGCCACTACTGAATGACCCGCTACGCACTAGCGGTCATGTGGCAGGCGACGGCTCTAAGATCATCTACAACACACCATACGCACGCGCCCAATTCTACGGTGGTGCTTATAACAAGTACCGCAGCTTTAGCTTTAGCAAGTATACAACCCCTGGAACCGGGAAGCGCTGGGACTTAAAGGCATCGGCAAACCACGGTAACAAGTGGGCAGAAGTTGGATTAAAAGCAATGGGGTTTACTAAATGAAAAATAACAATGATTTTAATGTTGTTTTGCGTGATTTTATAAATACCATCGGTCTACCGCTTGCTTGTGAACTAGACTTTCTAAGCGAGTTAGACTCTTTGGTCCTTTATCCGTTGCCAGGCGGTAAGGTTGAGCGTGTATACATGGACGGTTCAAGGGACGTTACTCTAATCTTTGAAATCGCAGTAAAGGTCAAAGATCAATCAACAGCGAGTGAGTGTCTTTGGGAAATCAACAAGGCACTATCCGAGTTTGATCTGATCTTACCAAGTCAAAACAATTCATATATTTTTAATAACCTAACAACAACCCAGCCATCCTTAAACGAACGGGACGAGCAGGGTTTTTATATTTATCTGCAGGATATCACTGCAAACCTAACAATTTTGAATAACAAAGGAGTGTAATATATGGCACGTCAAAAGAACGCCCTACGCGGGCATTTTATCGCACCAGTCACTGATCCAAAGACTGAACCAGACAAAACATCTTATAAAGAGCTTGCTAAATGGATCGAAGATGTGGACGACGATACAGATGAAGCTACAACATCAGTCGCATACTATGACGGCGACGGTACAGAAGAAACTACTGTAACATCTGTAAAAGGATCATACACATTCAAAGGTACCTACGACAAAGAAGATGAAGCAATGGCTCTTATCGCTGGGTTGAAGTACAAACTCGGTAACGATCGCCTTGTTTGGCACAAAGTGGTTGATTCTGACGGTAAGAACCAACACGTCGGAATTGCTACCGTGTCAGCAATCAAGGCCGGCTCTGGGGCTGCTGCAAACTACGAGGAATTCTCTTGTAAGATCTCTTACAACTCACTTCCTAAAACTACTGCAGTCGTAGGCTAATAGTAAAAGTAGAAGCGTTCCATTTTGGGACGCTCTTTTTTGTGCATAAAGGAGGAAATCATGTCTATTTCAATCGAATTAAAACGCAATTACATCCCTATCAATATCGGAGAAATTGAACTCCAGTTTGATACATCACTAGAGAATATCTCACGCCTCGCAACGCTCCAAGAAGAGATCGCAGAACGCTTTAATAAGTATCAGTTAGAGCTTGTTGAACGCTCGAATAATGGAGAGTTCGACGATCTCAAAGAGGGAGTTATTAACAAAGAAGTTATTGACGAAGCCTTTAAGATGCAGAAGAAAATGACGGAGATCAAGTATGATGTCTTATTCGGGAACGGGACCTTTGCTAAACTCTATGAACGTTATCCAGACCTTGACGCTTTGGATCATGCATTTGATGAGGTGGATACCATGCTAGGAGCTGAACTTGACCGTCTAGGCAAAGAGCGAGCTAAAGCATCGGGTGCGGTTGCTGAATCATTTGTTAAAAAAGCAAAAGCGAAGAAAACGAAGAAAACCAGCAAAAAGTAAAAAGGGGGATAGCTCATGAAGTTAAATGAGCCAATACAGGACTCCTTTGAAGTAAACGGGCGCACCTATGATGTGGACTGCTCCTTTGACTTGGTGCTGGACGTATTCGAGATGTTTGACAATGAAGTCATGAATAATCTTGAGAAGATGCGTACAGCGGTTTTGATGATGACGGACGAAGCCTTGGATAATCCAGAGGATATAGTGGCCGTGTGGGAATATATCGACGAGAATTTTTTAAAAACTAAAAAAGAGCGCGTGATTTATGACCGCCACGGAAACCCTATGCCAGTAGCCAAGGACGAAGAAGATGATATTCGTTTGATTGATTTTGAAGTAGACGCGCAGGAGATATACGCTAGCTTCGTGCAAGCGTACAACATCAACCTCTTTGAAGCACAAGGCCGGCTTACATGGCCCGAATTTATCGCGCTGCTCAACGGTATGCCAGAGGGAACGGCTGTATCTCAATTAGTAGAGATACGGTCTTGGAAACCCTCAAAGAACGATAGTAGCGAGTACAAGGCCAAAATGCGCCGGTTACAAAGTAAATATAGATTAGACGGAAAGGAGGGAGATGAATAGATGGCAGATGGAAAAATAGTAATTGACGTCCAGGTCAACGGCAAGAAACTGTCAGAGTTATCAAGCGCCTTGAAGCGTTTAGAGTCTGAAGCCAGAAGATCGGGCCAAGGTGTCAAAAGTGCCGGAGACGGTATCCAGGCTACTGGTGATAAGGCTTTGAGAGCTGGACAAGGCTTTAAACGTGCCGGTGACCGTATGGCCGAGGGTGCGAAGCTATCCGAAACATCGAGCAACGGCTTTCGTCGTGCCGGGGAGAAGATCAAAGAAAGTTCAGAAGTCGCTTCCAACTCTGGGAACGGCTTTAAAAGAGCTGGCGAGAAGATCAAGGAAAGTTCAGAACTAGCCGGACGCTCTGGCTCTGGTTTTAAACAAGCCGGGGAGAAAGTAAAAGAAAGCTCTGATCTTGCCCAGCGGTCTGGCGACGGTTTTAAACAGGCATCAAACAAAATCAAGTCAGCTAGCAGTGAGGCTAGTTCTGGTGGTGAAGGCTTTAAACAAGCTGGTCACAAGGTGAAAGTTTCTGGCGAGGAAGCCAAAGGGGGCGGTGCTGGATTTAAAAAGGCTGGTGAAGATGCCAAGGCTGGCGGTGACAAGGCTGGCCAAGGTGCTAAAGGTTTTGAGAAGATCAAAGACGCGATCAAGAACTTCTCAGTCGGCGCGGTAGCCTTTAAGGCTGTCAGCTCAGCCATGGACCTTGTAAGCCAGTCAATGGATAAGGCGATTGACCGGTTCGATACCTTGCAACGGTTCCCAAAAGTCATGAAGGCTTTTGGGCACTCATCGAAAGATATTGCAGCCTCTACCAAGTTGCTTTCTGAGGGTATCGAGGGTTTGCCAACAACACTTGATACGGTTGTAGCAACCACTCAGAAACTAACCTCAATGACTGGTGATTTGAAGCAGTCTACCAAGTTGACAATTGCCTTAAATAATGCGTTCCTTGCCTCTGGTGCTTCTACTGAAGAAGCGTCGCGCGGTTTAACGCAGTATACCCAGATGTTATCATCTGGTAAGGTTGACTTGCAATCATGGAAGACCTTGCAAGAAACCATGTCTTACGCCTTGCAAAAAACAGCAGAATCTTTTGGTTATGCTGGGGCATCGGCACAGAACGATCTCTACAAGGCTTTGCAAGATGGCAAGATAACTTTTAGCGATTTTAGTAAGCGTCTGATTGAGCTGAATAAAGGAGTTAACGGATTTGCTGAAATGGCAAAGAAGAACTCCGAGGGTATCAGAACATCGTTTACTAACATTGTTAGTGCGATTGCAAAAGGTATCGCAAATGTCATTACTGAGTTTGACAAATTGAGTAAGGCTGTTACTGGTAAGAGTATTGCCGAGCATTTGAATAGTATCAAAGATGTCATCAATAATACCTTTAACGTCATCATCAATGTTATTCGTGGTGCTACTCCAGTTGTTAAATCGCTAGTCAGTGTATTAGGTTTTCTTAAACCTGTTTTAGACCCGCTTATCGCTGTATTCACTGGTGTCGTAGGAGCTGTTTTGCTCTTTAAGGGGGCAATGCTAGGCCTTGCGATTATCAAGGGAATCGGTAGCCTAATTGGTACACTTATCACTTCCCTGGTATCTCTAACAAGTACCTCACTCATAGCCCAGGGGGCCACTACTGGCCTGGCTGGGGCTTTGGCTTCTCTATCATCTGGTGGAGTATTCCTGGTTGTCGGTGCTATCGCTGGTCTGGTGTCATGGTTGACACGAGAAAGCGAGGAAGTAAAGAAAGCAAAAGCCGAGAATGAAGAGTTCAAACGCTCCATCGACGACCTACACGACAGCGTGAGCAAAGGCAATGAAGCCTACAAGGATCGCAGAAACGAAATCAAAGCTACAGCCGAGGATAATGAACGGTTAGTCAAAAAAATCGACGAACTAAACGCGGTCGAGAACAAGACTGCAGCTCAAAAGAAAGAGCTTGCTTCGGCTGCTGAAATCCTCAACTCACGTATTGATGGCCTAAACCTTGTTTACGATAAAGCAACGGGTACAATCAACATGACCACGGATGCTATTCGCAAACAGATTGAAATCTCCAAGCAATCAGCGGAAGCTGAGGCGGCACAACAACGACTGGTTGAAATTGCCAAGAAACGGCTTGAAATCGAAGACAAAGAAGCAGAAGTCAAAAAGAAACACGCACAAGCCATTGAAGAAGTAGACGCAAAAGAAACACACTTAGGGTTGACGTGGGCAGAAAATAGTCTAAAAGCAGGTATGCGTAAGAAGATTGACGAGGAAGCTGCAGAAGCATCTAAGAAACTTCAAGACGCAAAGGCTCAGTTAGGCGAACAAGAACAACGTTTAACTGGTATCATTCAAAACTCATTAGAAGCCCAAGCAAAAGCAACTGAAGATTCTGCAGGTCGTCAAATTTTAACATTGCAAACAATGGACGAAACGCAGAAGAAACTTGTCGATGACATGAAAGCGCAATATGAAGCTCTTAGAGGAGAGGTTCAAAACGCATTTCAGGCGATCGAACAACAAACCGCCTTGTCTGCAGATCAGATGACTGCTAACTTGCAGAAGAACATCGATGCAGTGGATAAGTGGTCGCAAAACCTTGAAACACTAGCTAAACGCGGATTGGACCAAGGGCTTATCGAACAAATGCGACAGGCTGGCCCTAAAATGGCAGACCAAACGCAGGCCCTTGTCAATGCATCAGATGAACAGCTAGGCGCACTTAATACTAAATGGACGGAAGCCGGTGATAAAGCAAAAGAGGGATTCTTGCGCGGTATCAGAGCGACTGGTGTCGAACTCGCTCCGGAAGTCCAGGCAATGGTTACAGCGATTGGTGATGAATTTAGGCAAGCATTGATAGATGCTGGTTTTGATGTCAAAGCCCGTGAAATTCCCCAAAAGGTTGGTGAGGGTATCGAAGCCAACAAGGGCGCTGCCGCCCAGGCTGTGAATGGCATGACCGAAAGTGCCAAACAAGCCTTTAACAACTTGCCAACAGAAGCTAAGTATAGCGGTTCGCAAGTCAGCGGTGGATATGCCCAAGGTATCACAGAGAACCAAGGAACAGCTCAGTCAGCAGTAGACGGATTGAAAAATGCGTCTCTAGGTGTTTTGGCTTCTCTCTTCGGTGAGGGGCAAGTCAAAGGTGCTGAACTCGGTTCCGGTGTCGGAGCTGGTGTTGCTAGTGGTGCTGGTTTGGTACAGGAAGCTGCCAACGTTTTAAAAAATGGCGCAGTTGGTACAATGGCCGGCATGGCTACAGAGGGACAAGCTAAAGGATCTGAATTTGGCGGTGGTGTCGCTATCGGTATTAGTACAGGCCAACAGGTCGCTATTGGTGCTGCTATAACTATGAACCTTGCTATTTCTGCTCAATTCCTCACGATGTCGATGAACGGCCAGCAGTACGGATCACAATTCGGATCTGGTATTGGCTCTGGTATCACATCATCACAAGGTATTGCGACTGGTGCATCAAACGTACTGAAACAGATGATTAATACATCGGTCAACTCACTAGGTTCAGACGGGCAACGTGCCGGATCACAATTTGGGTCTGGTGTAACTAGCGGTATCGCTAGTCATAATGGAGCAGTACACGGCGCGTCAAGCAACCTTAAAGCCTCGGCACATAACGGTATGTCCGGTGGGTACAATGGTGGATATATTGCCGGTATGGCTATCGGCGAGGGTATGATGAGCGGTATTTACGCAATGGCCGGATCGGTTGCAGCAGCAGCAGCCAGCATAGCAAGTAGCGCGGTTGCAGCAGCTCGTGCCACTTTGGCTATCAACTCGCCATCTAAGGTATTCAGAGACCAGGTCGGTCGCGCTATCCCAGAGGGTATGGCAGTAGGTATTGAGAAGTACGGCTACTATGTAGATGATTCTATGACTGATTTGGCTAATAAAACCGTAGAATCTGGTAAGAAATATACTGACGGCTTTGGCTTTAACTTGCCAGGTCGCGGCGATCTTGTAAGTGGTCTGACTGACACACTAGCTTCACGGTTTGGATCTGCAGGCGGTGGAATATCAAACTCTAACGTCACAAACAACTATACACTCAACGCAAGCGGTACAGCTAACGACAATTTCTTTAGTCCGGAAAATATGCGCAGGCTACTGCGTGAGCTTGCTTACTATACAAACTTGGAAGGAGGTAGAATGGCATAATGGGAAGTTTTACTTTTAATGGTGTATCAAGCACCACTCACGGCTTGCGAGTAACAAGCGACTACGTTATCAACTCAACCGGCAACGATGTAGAAACAGTCGCAGTTCCTGGCCGTGACGGTGATCTATTGATCTCTAAAAACCGTCTTAAATCGGTTACTATCGAGTTGCCTTGTACCTTACTTTCAAACCGCAAACTCACGGACGCAGGAAGTGAAATCAGTAACTGGCTCAATGTGGACGGCTACAAAGATTTGACTCTATCATGGGACCCAGATTTTATCTATCGTTCGGCGTTTATCGAAACATTTGAAATCGCTGGGCTTATGCGACAATTTGGGAAAGTCAAGCTGAACTTCTTGACCTTTCCAGTCAAGTTTTATAAACAGGGCCGTGCTACTCAAAAACTGACGAACGGAGTTGCGATCAATGGCCTGGGTAACGTTAACGCTAAACCAATTATCACGCTTGTCGGGTCTGGAGATTGTACACTTACGATTAACGGTCGCAAGACCAAGTTAAAAGGTGTACAAGGCAAGATCACACTAGATATGCAAGCAAACCAAGTATTCTCCGGCAACTTGCAAGCCTGGGATAAGGTGGTACGTTCCCCTCAATTTCAGATGCCTTACTTTGACTATGGACGTAATCTGATAAGCTGGGACGGCAATTTTGAGGTGTTTACAATTCCAAACTGGGGGGTTAAGCTATGAGGCCTATACTATATAACGCTAACGAGACAGCGTTTGAAACTTACGGTTTGGGAGAAATTGACGCAACCAAGGCACAAGTTACACGGGAGCGAAACGGGAATTATACTCTTTATATCGAGTACCCGGCTAGTGGCCCGCTTGCAAGTGTGTTTAAAAATGATATGAGGATCAAGTCTGATGCTGGTTTACGAACCAAAAATCAGACTTTCTTTATTACTCGTGTCGTTAAAGATAGCACAGGCATTTCAAAGGTCTACGCCAAGCATATCAGCCACTTAACCGAAACGATGGCTATTAGAAATAATACTGTTGTATCGGGAACTGCTCCGGCAGCCCTATCTATCTGGGCCTCTAATTGTCTGGGCGGTATTCGTTTTGATGTGTGGTCTGATATTGAGCTGTCGTCCAAAACTAGCTGGAATATCGCAGACTTTAAAACAGCGCGTGATGCCCTTGGTGGTGTTTCTGGTTCGATCCTTGACGTTTGGGGTGGTGAGTACGAGTTCGACAATACCACTATTAGACTCCATAAACAACTAGGACGCAAAAGCCCTATCGTTTTGGAGTACGGGCGAAATATCTTACACGCAGAAGATGACCAAGATATCGAGAACGCTTATACCAGCGTCTATCCTTATGCGACGTACACACCGGAAAACCAAGGGGCAGGCGACGCAACAGGAAGCACTCAACAGGTAACGGTTGAACTGCCAGAGAAATACGTAGACGGCCCTTATATTGGATTGTATAACGAGCGCCGGGTTTTGATTGTAGACTTTTCCTCTAATTTCAAGGAGAAAGAAGTTCCAACAGTTGATAAGTTGCGAAAACTTGCGAAAGATTACGCGATCAATAACCGCTTAGGGCTTCCAAAAATTAATACTAAGATTGAGTACGTTGATTTATCTAAAACACTTGATTATAAACTTACTCAGATCTTGGAAGAAGCAGAACTATGCGACATCGTGCCAATCTACTATCCAGAGATCGGGCTTACAAGCGAAGATGCCAAACTGACGACTATTGTCTATGATGTACTTTTAGAACAGAATGACAGCGTAGAGGTTGGTGTTATCGGTGATGGCTTCAAATCATCAATGACTAGCAACCTATCCGGTAAGATTGACGATTTAGCAAGCAACCAGCAACGGCTAGTAAATACATTGCCAGACTACCTATTAAACGCTCAAGGAAATAAAGTCTGGTACAATCGACCGGATAATAGCGAGCATAAGGTCGGAGATATCTGGTTTGAAAAGAATGGTCTCTACAATCGTATGTACGTTTGGAACGGGTCAATGTGGGAAAAGCGCATTGATACCGAAGACGTCGATAAGATAAAAAAAGAAGTCAATAGACAGTTAGAAGAAGCAAAGACAACTACTGACCGTGCTATCGAAGAAGCGAACGCAAAAGCTCGAGAAGCGTTAGAGAAAGCTGGGACGCTTCCAAATACGGACAGTCTATCGGCCAAGATAAAAGAAGAGATCCTAAAAAGTAAGGATCTAAGCGACAAGATCAATCGAACTTTTACCGAAAATGACAATGGCACAGAGATTTTTAATAAAATTTCTGGCGAAGTCACGAAGAAGCTCGTAGAAGTCGAGGGTCAAGTCAATCAAAAGATCAGCCAAACGAATCAACGAATTGGCGAAATGAGTGGTAGCGTCAATAGTTCACTTTACTCGATGAATAACCGTTTGGGCGAGATGAATAACGGCCTAAATAAAGCCAAAATAGATATTGTCAATGCACAGGGAACTGCAAACAACGTCAACAATAAGTTGATCTTAACTGACCAAAAAGTCGATCAAGCAAATAGCAAGATTGAACAGACTGGCAGAGATCTAGCGAATACCAATGCGCAAGTAGAAGCTAACAAGCGTCAAATTGAGGTGCAAGTCACAAACTACAACGCAGTCCGTGAAAGTACGAAACTGTTTGAGCGTATCCTCGGAACAACCGAAGAGGGCGCACCAGATAAGCTCTCCCGTCTGGTGATGTCGAGCGATATCTTTCAGACAGAAGTCGGGAAGTATGTTACAGATGATAACAATCTGATTGTTAATTCAATGTCTATGTCAACGAATACGCTTGTGGGTAACAACAATCCAAATGCGAGCGTATCTGTCGCAGATGGCATTTTTACGATCAAAGCACAAGACCTTACTGGTTATAACTGGTCAGGGTTTACACTCCCAATTTATGTAAAGAAAATATATCGTGGTGAAACGTACACGCTAGGATTTAAATACCGTATTAGAGAGTATCCAGATGTTTCTTTTGCTTTTAATATCAAAAACCACGGGGCAAACAAAACCCTAACATGGTCTAATATTGGTGAGAATAGGCCACCACTAAACGAATGGCAAGAGTTCCAAAAAACTTTTACCATGCAGGAAGATTTCGCTTTCGGTGAAGATAAAAACTATCCATTTTATATTTTCCTAGCCAAGAATGGCTGGATTGAATTCAAAGAGCCTATTTTGGTTCGTGGGTCAAACACAGGGCCTTATAAGCCAAGCCAATTTGATGATGCTTTCGCTGAAACACGGTCGCTTGAATCGCAGATTACCTCGAAAATTGGTGAAGTATCGAGCGCAACTGATAGTGTAAGGCAACTTGCATACACGGCCCAAAACAGGGCGGAACAAGCGGCGTCCAGATCAAGCAGCGCGTTAGATAAGGCCGAGGACGCGAAGATGGACGCGACGAAAGCAACTAGCTTGTCCCAAACAGCCAAACAAACGGCACTTGACGCTCAACAAAAAGCGATTGAAGTTGCGGAACAGGCCAGACAAGCACAAGCCACGGCGGAAGCTACACGGACGCAAGTCACACAACTCGCAGGATCTTGGGCAGTACGTAACCTCAACAGCGCGGGCGATGTGATCGGCCAGATCAATCTAAACAAAGACGGTTCGGTTAAGATTAATGAATCTTTGATCGTTATCGGCGAAAACACCTATATTAAAAACGGGGTTATTAAGTCGTCAATGATCGAGGACTTGACCGCAGACAAGATTGGAGCAGGCCGTATAGACGCGGAAGTTGTAGATATCGTCAATTTAAACGCGGAAAGTGTAACTTCTGGAACGTTTAGAGGTTTGACATTTGAGGGTGGTATCATTCGAGGTAATAACGGAAATACTGTTATAAATCTAAATAGCAACGTTACCACTTACAATGGTACAGCTAAAATTGAGTTTATGTCTCCTTACAACACGCTAGAGTTCAGCTCTGGCGGACGGAAAGCTTTTCTAGCTCCGACGGTTGCAGCAGGAACAAAACATGCGGCATTTGCTTTTGGTGTAAATGACCGTGGCTATGAAGATCCGAACAAAAATTTTGTTGGTTTTAAAATTTTCAACAGTTTTAACAACCGAAAAATTTATATGATTGGTGACGTGCATATTGTTAAAGACTCCGTGAGTGACAACGCACCCGCTAGATCTTTAGCGGAATTATTTTATTATATCGACAAAAACTTTAAAGATTTGAGAAACTTTCGCGTTGCTAACGGTGAAGGCTCTCCCGGTTTTTATGATGTGACTTTATAGAAAGGCAATAAATGAATACAGTAGATAAAATTGTAAACGATATCGCACAAAAACTCGCGAACGCGATTGTAGAAGCCTCGAATTACAAGGTTTTATACGAGGAAGCGAACGAGGAATATAAACGCGTAAACGAGCTATTGAGCAAGTTAAACGACGTTTTGGATAGCGATCAAGCACTCAAAGAGTTGTTTGACGAAACAGCACAGAAATTAGAAAAGGAATAACAAAATATGGAATTTAAAATTATCAACAAATACTTGCAAGAGGAAGGACGCACCTTCGTTTCAATTCGTTCAAACAACCCTTATACAGCTTTCGAGCGCGTTTTAATTGGTGATCGTACCAACGAATCAGACGACGCGTTGATCCAAGCTGTACTTGGACAAGTTGCGACAGAATTCAATCCGGCCGATGGTGTTAAGAAGTTGCAAGAGGACTTGCACACACAAGCCCAAGAATATGAAACTAAACTTGCTAAAAAAGACGAAGAAATTCAAAAAGTAAAAGACGTTGCAGAATGGAGCGTTCTTGCTCGCGTAACTGACGTAGATCGTCCGCTTGATCCGACAGTCTTTAAACGTGGCCTTGAGCTTGTTGATCTTGGTAAAGCTGGCGCAACTTATCCAGCACAAGCGATCTTCGCGATTGAGGATCCGAACCATACCGAGAAATTTAGCGAAGGTAAGCGCGTCATGGTCCAAGTGAATCAACCGTTTACTTACCAAGGCGAAACGCTTGAGCAATTAGAGGAATTGGACAAAAACGGGAAGATTGGGATCTGGAAATGGACAGAGCCAAAACCAGAAGATCCAAAACCAGCGGGAGAGCTTGAAACTCAACCCGTCCAGTAAGAATCGCTTTTACTAAAGGGGGGTGGTAAAGTTGGACTGGTCGATATTTATGGAACGTGTAACGACGATCCTTGTCGTGATGATTCCAAGTTATTTCTCTTACCGAAGCACGCAAACGTCAAAAGAGGCTGATAAGAGATTGAGCGATCTATCAGACAAGATCGAGGACCTTGAAAAGTCAGTTCACACGGTCGAGGCAATCGGAAAAGATAATAACAATAATCTGACAATGATCGGAAAAGGCTTGCAACGAATTCAACGCTTTCGATTACAAGAGAATCTAAAAGATGCCTTGAAAAAGGGCTACACTAACCAACACGAGATCGAAGAAATTTCGAAATTATATGAAAGTTACGTTGAGTTAGGCGGTAACGGTGCTATAAGAGTGCTCTTTGAGCGCTTTTTGGAGCTAGAAATTAAAGAGGAAAAATAACATGAATCAAATTACAAGCATTATTACTTCATCAGCTATGAGTATTTTGGTGGTATTAACTGGTATCGTGGTACAAGCGATCAAAAAATACTTGCTCATGCGTGGAGGTAAGAAAGCGATCGAGATCGTTGAGATCTTGGCGAAGAACGCGGTCAACGCTACAGAGCAGGTTGCGGACAAGTTGGATATCCACGGGGCAGACAAACTCGAACACGCTAAAACGAGCTTAATCGAGGGCCTTGAGTCTCAAAATATCCACTTGACAAATCAAGAGCTCAATACCTTTATCGAAGCAGCAGTCAAAAAAGCTAACGACGAATTGAAGAAATAGGAGATAAGCAATGAGTGTACAACAATCTATCGTTAACGGCTTTATTAGTCGTCGCGGACTGATTACCTATTCCATGCTCGGAAGCCGTAACGGCGCAGATGGCACGGGTGACTGCTCGGGTATCGTGTCGCAAGTGTTGAAAGAAGCCGGTATCGCTATTCAAGGCTTACCGTCAACGGTGACACTAGGGCAACAATTGGCGAATAATGGCTTTTATCGTATTAGTCGCAACCAAGCGTGGGACGCTCAAATGGGCGATATCGTCCTTATGAGCTGGGGTGCGGATATGTCAACCTCGGGCGGTGCTGGTGGCCACGTCGGAGTCATGATTGACGATACATACTTTATCTCTTGCGACTATTCGACTCAAGGCGCACCCGGTCAAGCTATCAATACCTATCCTTGGAATGACTATTATAACTGGAATAAACCAGCTTACATCGAGGTTTGGCGATATGCTGATACAGCACCGCAGACAAACAACCAAGCGAATACAGCCGTACAGCCAAAGGATAAGGCCTTTTATCAAGCAAACGAGGTCAAGTATATCAACGGCATGTGGCAGATCAAATGCGACTATCTCGCTCCCGTTGGTTTTGACTGGACCGAGAACGGTATTCCCGTTTCAATGGTAAACTGGGTCGATAAGGACGGAAACAACTTGCCGGACGGAGCGGATCAAGACTTTAAAGCAGGTATGTTTTTCAGCTTCGAACTAGACGAAGCTAATATCTCGGATAAGGGCACGGGTGGCTATTACGGCGGGTATTACTGGCGTTTGTTTGAGTTCGGGCAATTCGGGCCTATCTGGCTGTCATGTTGGGACAAGGACGATCTAGTTAATTATTACGAATGAAAAGGGGTGATTGAATGAATCGCTCAAACTGTACCAACTTAAAGCAGTTTGAGGGCGGTCGAGTTGTCAAGCAAGGCGACTCGGCTTCCCTTTTTGGTTTTGCAATGTACGACGAAAACTGGGTACCGATTGATCTTGACGGGCAACAAGCTACAATCCACTTTGTAAGTAAGAAAGGCAAAGCGACATTTTCGGCGACTGTCCAAGGATCAAAAGTATCGTTTAAGATTCCCAAAGTCTTACCAGTCGAGAGCTATCTTGTCGAGGTTGATTGTGGTGGCTATGTATTCCCCAGCGATCAAAGCGTCCGAGTTGACGTGGTCCAGTCAGCGGAAGAATATACCAGCGAGCAAGTCTTGGATCTTGTAAAAAACAACGTCAAAGAAGAAATCGACAAGTATATTTCAGCGCACCCGAACGGGCCACAGTCGGAAGAACTTCCGGACCTAACAACTCTCTATAATCTAGCTAAAATTTGAAAGGACATATAAATGACTTTAAACACAGAAAAACTAACACAATTCGCTCAAGCCGTCGGTGCTGACGTAAAAGAAATCAAAACCACACTTGCTACCAAGGCTGACAAGTCCGAGATCGGTCAAGGTGGGATCACTCAACAACAACTAGACACGGCTATCGCTGGTGTCAAGACTGCCATTCTAGGTGAGGGCGTGCCAGAGGAGTTGGATACCTTGAAAGAA